CGACGAGTTCTGGTCGTCGGGGTGTGCCAAGGTGCTCAAAGACTTCATCGACCACGAGCTTCGTGTCGAGTTTGAGGCCCGGTACACCGGCCCGACGTGGGAGTTCAGTGACCATTACTACAACTTCCTGGTGAAGCGTGGGTACATCGAGGTGTTCCCCACGGACGGGACGCTGTACCTATGAACATACCCACTACAGACCTCAAGGAGTGGGTCAAGGAGAATACGTACTCGCTGACAGCCACCACGATCATCACCGACGACGAGGCATACCGGGGGTATGACCCCCAAGGTGCATTCAACTACGCCCGTGAGAAGCTGGTGCGAATGATCGCGGATGAACTCTTGAGCCGTGATCTGGTGACGTTCAAGCAATACCGCAGCGCGTTGGACTTCGGCAACTGCATTGAGGTGTCCTGCCATATACTGAAGCCGAGGGTGAAGCGGAATGCGTAAGCTGACACGTAGCCAACTGAATGCGTACAAGCAGGCCCTGGTGGTGCAACAGGGGTGGACATGCCCGGTCAGCCTGAAGCGATTCGAGCCTGACAACCTGAAGGACGCCGTTGTAGATCACGATCACGTCACTGGTGAGATACGAGGCGTCCTGCACCGTTCTGCGAATGCCGTGGAAGGCAAGGTGTTCAGTGCCGTGGGCCGGTGGGGCGGTGTCGGTATGCGTTACGACGAGGCTGTCCCGTACCTGAAGCGGTTGATCGCCTACCTGGAGGCCCCAGGTAAGGGGGTGATCTACCCACTGCACAAGACCGACGAGGAAAAACGAGTGACGCGGAACGCTAAGGCCAAGGAGGCCAGGGCAAAGCGTCTTGCACAAGTGAGGCTGAAACAATCATGAGCAACCTGGAAGTGACAATTTATCAGCGTCCCGATGGGCGCAAGCTGCGAACCATAATCACCAATGTTGACAGCGAGGACGCCACGTACCTCACGAAGCACGGTGTCGTGGTCAGCATGGAGGAAATCGCGGACAATATGTACGCCGTGTATGGACGGTTCCCCGACCAGGACGAGGAAGATGAACTCATTGTGCTGTCGAATGGCCGCACCTGCAACGAGTGCCTGAAGGAACTGCGGCGAGACCTGGAGAGCGCCCGTGAGAATTGACCCTAGAATCCGTGACCTGTACAAGGCCCTGCTGGACGGGGGCCTGCCGGTAGTCCTGGCCGGTGGTGCCTGCCGTGACCTGTACCACGGCACGCCGCCCAAGGACTACGACTTCCTGGTTCTGGGCGATGACTGGCTGCACTCCGGCGCGGCGACGTTCGCACTGGGCCGGGAGCTGGCGGACGATGGAACGTACCGGGCGATTATCCAACAGAGCTACAGTGGGAACCTACGCTGTGGCGACGTGTGGGAGTTCGAGTACAGCGGCCTGAAGGTGAACGTGATCTTCCCCTGCCTGGACGGTGATGGAGCCTGGGTTGACATGCAGTCTGTGCTCGACCACTTCGACACAAGCCTGAACGCCATCGGCTACGACTTCGACACCGACGAGTTCGTACTTGACCCCAGGTTCACCGGCCTGACAAATAAGGTCTCGCTCATATCCGACCCAGACCGTATTGGGTATGAACGAACCCTAAAGAGATACAACAGGCTCCAGGAGAAATACCCGTTCTACGACTGGTCTGAAGTTACTGACTACCTGAACCGTGGGGGTGCCATTGACTTCCAAAAATAAACGAGTCAAGGTGCTCGTGACCCTGGACATGCCAGAGCATTACACAGACGAGCAGATCATCAAGAATATGAATGCTCACCTTCTACCGGGCAAGGCCCACCAGAACCCAACCATAGAAATCATCAAGGAAATCAATGAGTAAGCCCGCCAAGACCATCATCCTGGACATCGAAACCGCGAGTATCCAGGCGCATGTCTGGGGCCTGTGGCAACAGAACGTCAGCCTGAACATGATTCGGGAGGACTGGCGCATTCTGTCCGTGGCCACGAAGGAACTGGGTAACCCCGAAGTACAGTACCTTGAGGCCCGCCACGAGAACCAGGAGAAGAAGCTGCTGCGTCGGCTGTGGCACACCCTGAACGAGGCCGACATCGTAGTCGCCCATAACGGTAAGAAGTTCGACATCAAGAAGATCAACGCCCGCCTGATCGCGAACGGCTTCGGCCCGTACTCCCCGGTCAAGATCGTTGACACCCTGCTGGAAGTTCGCAAGGTCGCCGCGTTCACGTCGAACAAGCTGGAGTACCTGACAGACCTGCTGACCAGCGAGAAGAAGCTGAAGCACAGCAAGTTCCCCGGCTTCGAGCTGTGGCGTCAGTGCTTGGCCGGGAACCCGGAAGCGTGGGAGGAAATGCGTGAGTACAACATCCAGGACATCATCAGCCTGGAAGAACTGTACATCAAGCTGCGCCCCTGGATGGCCGAGCACCCGAACCTGGGGAACTTCCAGGAAGCCGACGAGGAAGGCACACCAGTCTGCCCGAAGTGCGGTGGGAAGCACATGCACAAGCGCGGCATCCAACGCACCCAGGTTGCACAGTACCAACGGTATCAGTGCCTGGACTGCGGTGGTTGGAGCCGAGGCCGGAAGATGCTTCTGAACAAGGAGCAACGTCAACACATTCTTATGGGGCAATGAGCATGAGCGCATACGACAAACAGGTGGGTGGTGGCCACTACACCAAGATGAAGATTCAACCGTTCCAGTACAGCATGGCGAACGGCCTTGACCCGATGCAGCACACGGTCATCAAGTACGTGACCCGCTTCCGTGACAAGAACGGTGTCGAGGACTTGAAGAAGGCCATTCACACCCTGGAGCTTCTGATAGAGCACGAGGAACAGGCCAAGTCGGCGGCAGAGCTGGCCAAGGCCAAGCCTGTCGCACGGGCCAAGCCCAAGCCCATGACCCTGATGGGGCTACCACTGCCGCTGGGTACAGACCCGGAGGCGATGTACGACTTGATGGATGTACTTGACCACGAGTACGGTGGTCGGAACCTCCCCCAGGCCCGCTACGATGCGGCCCAGGAGCTGTACCGGAAGCACATCAAGCTGGTGCGTGAACTCCAGAAGGGAGACACCCCTGTCCACATCATTGCCCCCACCTACGAGTACGCACAGGGCCTTGCGCGCCGTATGCAGTGGCCGAACTGGACGTACTTTCCCCAGAGTTCCAACTTCAAGGGCGTAGCTGGGCGAGTGTACGTGGTGTACGCGGCACGGCTGACAGCCACTGCCCTGGCCGACCTGACCGTCCGCAACAACATTGTAATCCAACTGGACTGAACACATGACGAACGCTGTACTGCAATTCAAGAAACCGAACCCGCTTGGTCTGACTGCGCTGGCCGAGGAAGCCCAGACGCAGCAGGTGTTCCGCCAAGCACGTATCGCCGTCATGGCCGCAATGGAGACTGGGAACTTCGACCGGGCAAGGGAAGTCCTGGTCGAGTTCACGGCAGTATTCCCCGAAGCTGGTGAGTCCCTGCGTAATGACGTGATCGAATCGTACAACATCAATCTGTAAGGAGCGTCTGTGACGGACTACCGCGAAGCCCAGCTTCAATACGAGATCGAGGCCGATAACGAGGCCGCAGCCGCACAATTGGAACTGTTGTTGCGGGAGTCCAACGAGGGCAAGGTTGACCACCCACGAGCCAACCGCTTCGTTGCAGCGGCCTATGTGAAGGTCAAGGAGTTCATTGAGGAAGCCCAGGCTGTGAAGGCCAGGGGAGTAGGCGGGGCCTACCGTGCGTGGATACGCAAGGTGCCCGCAGACATCGCCGCTGTCATCGCCATTCGGGAGTGCATCAGCCAGTGTACCTCCCACCGGATGTACGCACCCGCCACGTTTCAATCCCTGGCCACCGCCATCGGCAGGTTGTACGAGCTTGAGGTTCGCATCAGCGAGGCCGAGCACGTCAACCCCGTGTACATGGAGAAGGTCGAGCGGAACCTGAAAGAGCGGAACACCACATCGAAGAAGCACCTGTTCGGTGTGTACCAAGCTGCGTACTCCAAGGTGCTGGGTGCGGACTTCGACTCGAAGCTGCTGAACGCCGAGGCAATCCACATCGGCAAGTTCGGCCTTGACGCCTGCTACCGTGCAGGTATCGTCGAGCAAGTCCGCACCACCGGGAGTAAGGGTTCCCTGATCTACTACGAGCTTCACCCGGACGTTCACACCTACGTCACGGGGTACACCCAGGGCGACGTGCGGAAAGTCCTGTGTGTCGAGTCTGGTGCCATGCTGTGCCCGCCCGACAAGTGGGAGGACATCAACAGCGGTGGGTACCTGTCTGCACGACGCAAGGCGAACGCCCCCTTGCTGTCGATGCGGAAGATTCGCCGGGACGAGCGTGACAACCTCCGGGCGAAGTTCACACCCGAGAAGCTACCGATGATCTTCGACGTGGCGAACTTCCTGCAAGAGGTTCCCTTCCAGATGCACATGCCCACTCTGGACGCCATACGGCGGGTGTGGCGCACTGGAGGGGGCCTCCTTGGGGTACCCCCTACCCAGCAGCCTACGAAGCCTCCCTGCCCCCTTCCTGAAGGCTGGGTGAAGGAGGACGGCTCCCTTGAGGAAGTTGCGGAGTTCAACCGCTGGAAGCGTAAGGCGGCGGAATACTACACCGGCCTCCGGGAGTGGCGGTCGAAGGTTCGGGAAGTCGGCGGGTTCCTCCGAGCTGCGAACAAGACGAAGGAGTCTATCTGGTTCCCCGTGTACTTGGACAGCCGTGGCCGGTGGTACTACCGTGGTCTGCCGAATCCCCAGGGCAGTGACCTGTCCAAAAGTGTGCTACATCTTTCGGACAAGAAGCCCCTGGGCGAGCGTGGTCTTTTCTGGTTGAAGGTTCACGTCGCGAACAGCTTCGGCTACGACAAGACCCGCATGGTTGACCGGGCGAAGTGGACGGACGAGAACTGGGAGACCATTGAGCGTGCCCTGGACGCCCCAGAAGATCATCCAGATGTCTGGGGTACCGACGCCCCCTGGTGCATGTTCAGTGCCGCCTGGGAGCTGCGTGAGGCGTACAGGGGCGGTAACCCGGCTGCGTACTGCACCGGCATCCCGATTCACATGGACGCAACCTGCTCCGGCATCCAGCACTTCGCTGCCCTGCTGCGTGACCCAGTTGCTGCGAACGCGGTGAACCTGGACGACGCGAAGGACATGGGGCCGAAGATGGACATTTACATGTCCGTGGCCTACCAAGCCCTGAAGTCTGTCCAGCACGACGCTGAGTTCGCTGAGGACGAGAACACCCGTGCCCTGGCGAACTTCTGGCTGAGTGTAGAGGGTGGCATTCCCCGTGGTCTGGCGAAGCACCCAGTGATGACGTACCTGTACGGTGCGACACTGCTGGGCACCACCCACCACGTACGGGACTGGGTTGAAGCTGAACTGCCCCAGGTGAAGGTGCCTGACCAGTCTGCCTTCATGTTCTACCAGTACCTCGGGAAGAAGCTGTTCGAGGGCATTGAGAAGGCTGTACCGGCTGCCGCGTCTGCAATGCGGTGGCTCCAGCAGGTAGCCAGCAACCATCCGAAGAACACCAGGATGGAGTGGACAAGCCCCACGGGGTTCCCTGTCCAGCACGACTACCAGTCCTTCAAGGAGACCCGTATACGGCTACGGTCGTGCGGTGTGTCCTACGTTGCAGTCCGCGACTACGACGGCGGCACACGGCCACACTCCATGCGGAACGCCATCAGCCCGAACTTCGTACACGCCCTGGACGCAGCTCACCTCACCATGACGGCTGAAGCGATGCGTCTGGACGGCCTGTCGATGGTCGCCATCCATGACTCCTTCGGTACCCACCCGTGCGACGTGGACGCCATGCACCGCCACATCCGCGAGCAGTTCCACAAGCTGTACACTGAGTCGAACATCCTGGAGAAGTTCTGCCAGGAGGTTGGCACTGACCTGGAACCTCCGGCCCAGGGGGATTTTAACCTGGACGCAGTGCTTGATTCTGAGTTCTTTTTCTCGTAGTACCCTGCCCTCGCAGCCTTCGGGTTGCGGGGGCTTTTTGCGTTTCTAAGTCGCTGAAAACATTGAGGAAGTCGCCTTGTACTTTACATAATACCAATAGAGTTCACACTAGGTGGAGAAAGAATTGAACCACATAGGTACGTCCCGACTATAATGTCGGTCTGAATCACAGAGTGATAGAGTACAGAGTAGAGTGAGTAAACAGAGAGTACATAGTACACACAGTAGAGTATAGAGTTCACAGGTAGTGGAATAAGTACACTAGGAGTATACAAGTATGGCTAAGGTAGAACATGTAGATGCTAGAGCAATCAGTAATGCTCCTGTAAGATTCACCAAGAAACAGTATGAGTACCTGGAGAAGGTATTCGGAGAAAACCCTGGTAGTCACACCACCAGTGATGCACAGCTAAGGTGGAACAGTGGGGTACGTAGTGTGGTACTGCACATCAAGAGTCTGACAGACAATGAATACTGAGTGCGACTACTACCGTGCAGGTGACCCAGGTAGGGTACACATTGCGATTCCCTGGATGGATGGAATCTGGTCAGAGCGTGAGGAACTGCAACTGCAAAGCAAGGTTGACTTCATAGCAGGGTTCTACGACAAGCTGGTGATGTTCGACCGCTTCGAGATTGGAGTATTTGATGTCACGGGTAGTGGAGCTACAGAGCTTAAAGCTGCGGCTGTGGTTACATTCGATGAAGATGTCCACGTAGGACTGACCCTAAGCGTCGAAGTGGCATACAGCGAATCCCCTGGACTGGGGAAGGTGCTTATGCGAGAGTTCCACAGACTTGCACGGGCTGGTCGAGCCAAGACCATCCGTGTCATTAAACGAACCGCAGCGTACACATACACCGTACGCTATATCCATGTGAAGGAGTAGCGTATGGCTACGATGGCAGACTTTGAAAGGCTGTTCGCGGGTAAGACGCAACAGACCAAGACCGCGTGGGGTAATCTGATACAGACCACGAACCCGTACAACGAGTTAAACCCAAACCAATACGGTGGTGCTGGCCTGATCTTCCTGGGCGGGGATTACACTGACATGGGCGGTGATGCTGGTGGCATGGCCACAGGTGCGTATTACGCCCAGCTTGACCCGTATCTTGCCGGTGCCTCGCAGCACGGCGCGTGGAAAGACCTGAGTGGCCAGTTCAATCAGAAGATGGACGAGGTAATCGGATTCTCTGTTGACGCCTACCAGGAGCTGCAAAGCATCTATGACCAGATCGGTAAAGGTGGTGGTGCTTTCGGCCTTAGCGGCGGCTACGGAGGTTCCAGCACCGGCTTCAACGCCCAAGCATACATGGGTTCCGGTGACAACGACACGGCAGCGTCAAACCGAGCCGCGCTTGAGTCTGGCCTACAACGCCACGCCCAGAACCGTGCCACGTACGACAACCTCGTCACCCAGTTCAACAACGTCTACAGCGGAGCAATCCAGAAGCGTGACGCAGACGCCGCCGCACACGCACAGCGGCTGGCAGAGCTGGAGCAGCAGCGACAAGCTGCGGAGGCAGCCGCCGCGCGGAACCGGGCCTGGGCATCGAACATGAACATGCAGAACCGCCAAGACGAGAACATCCCCGAGACAGTTACGTCGGGTACCGCTGCTGAAAGCGCCGGTGCGTCCGGTGATGGTGCCGGGGGTGATGACAAGCGCCGCCGTGGCCGAGGCTCGCTGTCGAGTAACCTCGGCCTACAAGCATAAGGAGAAATCATGGGTTCCCTCTTTTCCCGACCCAGTACAACTGCTGCCCGCGCCGCTGAACGGGCAGCCGAGCTGCAACGAATCCAGACTCAGCAACAGTACGAGGAAACCACTCGTCGCTCCCAGGAGGCTGAACTGGAGAGCAAGGCCAAGGCTGCCGAACAAATGCAGCGTCAGCTCGCAGCGGAGACCTTGCAGAAGAACTTACAGAAGATCGCCCAGGAACAAGGCGCAGAGGTGGCTGAGGTGGTGGCCGGTGGCTCCGCCGAGCAGACACAGCCTGACCAGAAGCGTAAGCGGAAGATGCCCACTCTGTCCACAACCCTCGGCATCGACATCGTTTAAGGACAGCACATGGCCCAAACCACATTGAAGGCACTGTTCGAGCGATACCGGGATGACAGCCTTGTCCAACGGTGCGTGCAGTACAGCCGCTGGACGGTAGCATCACTCATGGCCGACGTGGAGCGGGCTGCGTTCGCCGGAACCCAACAGAACCTGGAGCGAGACTTTCAGGGTATGGGGGCACTCCTGGTGAACAACCTGTCTGCGAAATTGGCCTCGTTACTGTTCCCAAGTTCGCGCCCGTTCTTTAGAGTCACCCTTAGTGAGGAACTGAAGCAGCAGTCGGAACAGGCTGGCTTGTCTCCGTCTGAAATCTCAGCATCGCTGGCACGCATGGAAATGGATGCCTGTCAGCAGTTGTTCAAGAATGCGAGTTACAACCAACTCGTGATCGCACTGAAACACCTGATTGTCACTGGGAACGTCCTGCTATACCGGGACAGTGAAGCCAGTAAGACAGTGGCCTATGGCCTGCAATCTTTCTCTGCAAAGCGGGATGGACGTGGGAAGCTGCAATGTGCCGTTCTACGCGAGTACGTGGACGTGACCGAACTGGACAAGAAGTTCCAGGAGCAGCTTCTGATTCGCCACCCGAACCTATTGCAGACCCCCGACCCGAAACCCCTGGAACTGTACACCTGCATCAAGCGAGTGAAACGCGGTAAGCGTTCCGGCTTCGAGGTGAGCCAGGAGATTGAGGGCCTGCCGGTTGGCAAGCCAGGGTACTACCCTGAGCATAACTGCCCGTGGCACGCCCCGACCTGGAACCTCATTGCAGGTGAACACTACGGTCGTGGTCTGGTCGAGGACTTCGCAGGTGACTTCGCCAAGCTGTCTGAGCTGTCACAAGCCCTGACCCTGTACGAGGTCGAGTCCATGAAGATCGTGAATCTCGTGGCACCCGGCACCGGAACCGACATCGACACCCTCGCACAGAGTGAGTCTGGTGAGTGGGTGGCCGGTACTCCTGACTCCGTGAACTTCCACGAGTCCGGTTCCTCGCAGAAGATTCAGGCAATGTCAGCCGACATCGAGTCTGTGTTCAGTCGATTGGCACGAGCGTTCATGTACACCGCGAACACGCGGGACGCAGAACGTGTGACCGCCTATGAGATTCGACGTGACGCCCTCGAAGCAGAGAACGTCCTCGGCGGGGTGTACAGCTCCCTGGCCGAGGGTATGCAGGTGCCTATGGCCCCCGTCCTCCTGCTTGAGATTAACCCAGGCGCACTCCAAGGTATCATTACCGAGGATGTGAAGTTGGATGTGATGGCCGGTATTCCGGCACTTGGCCGCAGCGTAGACGTTCAGAACGTACTCGCCGCCGCACAGGAGCTGGCCGCAATCGCACCAGTGCTGTCCCAGGTTGACTCCCGTATCGACATGTCCAAGTTGGCTGACCTCGTATACTCGGGCCGCAGTGTGGACACCACGTTGCTGTTCAAGTCAGACGAGCAAATGGCCGCTGAAGCCGAAGCCCAAGAGGCCCAGCAGACCGCCCAGTCCCAGATGGCTGGAGCAGAAGCCGCAGCCGCCCAAACCGAGGCACTGCAAAATCTCCAAATTCAATAAGGAAGTGACCGATGATTGAAGCTCAACAGGTGCCCGTGCATGGCCACAGCGTACCCGCTGCCCCAGCAGGTGCCGCCCAGCATTCACGAGAAGTGCAGGCCCCGGCTCCCGCCCCCGCAGGAATCCCGGACGTGCCCGCCCATGCCTCGGGTGCCAGTGCGCCCCAAGCACCGGCACGCCAACCCCAGTCGCAAGACGAGTTCCTGCACTCGCAGCCCGTTCGCCCCGCCCTTGACCCACGGCTGGAAGAACTGCTGAGGCAAGACGCAGCTCGTAAAGACCCCCTTGAGGGCCAACAGATCGAGAAGCCCAAAATCACTCAGCCAGTGCCTGAACTGGAACGACCGACAGGTGGGCTGAATGACCTTGACTTGTCCTCGCTGGACGACCCGCAGCTCCGTTCCCTCGGGGAACTGTTCATCGCGTCGGCCCCCGGCCTGGACATCGAGCGGGCACTCGGTAAGGCCATCGAATACATGGACGCCAACCTGATTGACACTCACTACATCAAGGAAGTGGGTGGCGAGAAGGCCAAGGCCCTTGTAGGTCTTGCAGAGCAGATCGTGAACACGGCCCGCATCCAGGGTGAAAGCACCGTGAACGCGATCTACCAAGGTGCTGGTGGGCGAGAGAACTGGGACGCAGCAGTAGCCCTGTTCAACAAACAAGCGCCGCTGCACATGCGCCAAGTCGCCGCTGAAATGCTTGACAGCATGAATACGGCGAAGATTAAGTCTGGCGCTCAGTTCATCCTAGAGTACGCGAACCAAAATGGTGGACTGGCACAACGCCCCCAGTATCAGAATCCGTCAGCGGGCCGAGGTGATGCAGCCCAAGCCCTGACGAAGGCCCAGTTTCAGGAAGCCCTGAACAAGCTGGCACCAGAGCATCAAAACCCACAGTACGCTAACCAGCGTGCAGAACTGTACGCCCGCCGCAAGCTGGGCCAACAACTCGGGCTGTAAGCCCAGCATAGCAAAGGAAATATAACATGGCTGCAACTCCTTACGCCGCGTACCAGACCCGTACCCATTGGGCTGGTGCCAACGCCGACCTCGACATCCACATCGAAGCCTACGAAGGCGAGATTGACGGCTCGTTCCGTGTCGGCTCCCTGTTCCGTTCCGCTGGTCTGACGACTTTCCGTTCCGTCCAGAACCAGTCGAACGCATACCGTATCGACCGCGTAGGCGGTGCCTCGGTCTCCGGTCGCCGCAATGGTGAGACCCTTGACCCCCAGCGCATCCCGAACGACAAGCTGGTAATCACTGTCGATACGACCTCGTACATCCGTACGCCGTTCGACTACCAGGACGACTGGACTTCCCCGGACTTCACCGCTGAGTACGCCGCTGAACACGGCACCGCTCACGCCAAGGCGTTCGACCAAGCCCACATCATCCAGCTTATCAAGGCTGGTGACTGGGTTGCTCCCGCCGCCCTGAAGAACTCCGGTGCGTTCTTTGATGGTTACAAAGACACCATGACCGGCTACACTGCCGAGACTGACGCCGAAGCCAAGGCTGACTACATCGTCGCTGCCCACAAGGAAGCACTGGCCACGTTCATCAACCGTGACCTCGGTGGCTCCCTGGGTGAACTCGTTACCCTGATGAAGCCCGAAATCTTCAACGTGCTGCTTGACCACAAGAAGCTCATGAACGTCGAGTTCCAAGGTGGTAACGGCTTCAACGACTTCAGCCAGCGTCGCATCGCCGTCCTGAACGGTATCCGCGTCATCGAGACTCCCCGATTCCCGAGTGCCGCTATTACCAACCACATCCTCGGCCCCGCGTTCAACGTATCTTCGACCGAGGCTAAGGCTGCGTTCATCCTGTTCCACCCCCGCAAGACTCTTGTGACGGTGGAAGCACATGGTATGACCGTACGTCAGTGGGATGACCCCAAGGACTTCCAGTCTGTCCTTGACTCGTACCACATGTACACTGTCGGCATCCGCCGTGGTGACGCAACCGCAGTAGTCTACACAGACTAACCAATAGGGGCGGGCCTATCAACGGGCCTGCCCCATTTTTTCGTTTTGGGAGTCACATGAAGCTGCTTGAAGCAATCAACCGAATCTTGCCTGCCCTCGGTGAAACGGTAGTCACGTCTATAGACTCCCGGAACCCAACCGTTGCCATCATCCGCAACGCTATCCAGGCACAGACCTCCGACCTGCAATTGCAGGAGTGGTGGTTCAACTCTTTTGATGTCGAGCTGTACCCCAACGTAAGTGGGGAAATCGACCTACCTGTCAACCTCGTCGCGTGGATTCCGTATGACAATGCGGCTGTCCAACGGGGCGATAAACTGCTGAATCCCGACACACTAGACTTCGTGTGGCCTATCGGTACCCCTCTGCGTGGGCAGATTCGAGTCCGTGTGGACTTTGAGGAACTGCCTGAGTCAGCAGCTACACACGTCCTGTACGAAGCCTGTGTGAAGGCATACGTAGATGACATCGGGGCCGAGCAGTCCCTGTCTATCTGGCAGCAGAAGTCTGCCCAGGCCCGCATTCAACTGGAAGCCGAACACCTACGGAACAAGAAATACACAACACTTAGATCGCGCCGCTATCACAGGATACGGGCAGCAATGATAGGATAACATGACCCAGTACAACCATGACTTTGAATACCGGGCCGGTGCGTTGTACTGGGCCAAACCCCGCAAGGGAATCCGGGTGGGCGACGAGGCTGGAACGGTGTCACACTATGGGTATCGAATTATTGGCTACAACGGGCAGGACTTACGACGTGCTAGGATTGTGTGGGAAATGCACAACGGCCCCATACCTGTGGGGTACGAGGTAGACCACATCAACGGTGATCGGCTGGACGATAGGCTTGAGAATCTGCGACTTGCCACATCGAGTCAGAACACATGCAACCAAGGACTGAGGAAGGACAACACATCCGGGTTCAAGGGTATTCGATGGGAGGAACCCCGAGGTCGATGGCGTGTGTACTGTGCCGTTAACGGTAAGCGTGTGAACCGCTACACCCGAACACTGGACGAGGCTGTAGCCATGCTAAAACAGCTACGGCCAGAACTCCACGGTGAGTTCATGAACCACGGAGATTACAATGAGCGCCTTTGAATCCAGCTACCAGAACCTGTTGCAAGGGGTATCCCAACAGGTGCCCCGTGCTCGTCTACCGGGGCAGCTTACTGAGCAGACGAACATGCTGTCTGACCCCGTAACGGGGCTGCGCCGCCGTCCTGGTGTGGAGTTCAAGTACGCTCAGACAGTTTCCCAGGCAGACAGCGACAGCATCTTCTCGATGTACTCCGACATTGCCGGTGCCCGGTGTCACGTCATGGTGAACACCAAGACCGGCCAAGTCTACATCCGGGATGACCTGTACACCCTCGACCAGACCCTGCAATCGAACTACCTCATTGCCACTGATGCACGGGCTATACGCCCCGCAAGCGTGGGCGACAGCCTGTTCCTTGCGAACGTGGAGAAGGTACCGGCCACGGTGTCGAACACTTCTGGGTACGCCCCGGAGCGCCGTGCGTACTTCTACATCAAGGCGTCAGCATTCAGTAAGGGCTACAGCGTTACGGTGTCGTACGGCCCGCACGCCGAAACCTTCGTGTACTCTACACCGGATGGTACAGACCCAAGCCATGCCGCCCAGGCGTCTACTGAACACATCGCGGAACAGCTTCGTAGCCAGATTCAGACTTGGTTCACCACTTATCTGGCTAGTCTGAACGTAGGCATTGCCCGGAACGGCAGTTACGTGTACCTGGAGATAAACAACCACACTGCGGGGTGGGTGCTCAGTGTAACGACCAGCTCAGGTGAGTTCTACGTGTCGGCCTCCGGGGCGTCGAACATCCGACAAGCCTCAGACCTGCCTGCCTCCCTACCGGGGGCGGCGAACGGCTATATTATGTCAACTGGCCCCCGCGAGAATCCGGTGTACTACCGATACGATTCGAGCCAGCAGGCATGGCTTGAGGTGGGTTCCTGGGGTTCCCCGACAGGTATATCAAACATGCCTGTGGAGATTTACTACAACGGCTCTGCCTGGGTTCTGGAGTCCTCAAATTATGAGGGCAGACTAGCAGGTGACGATAAGTCGAACGAGAAGCCGAACTTCCTGGACTGGGGCATCACTGGCCTCACCTCATACCAGGGCCGTCTGGTAGTTCTGGCTGGCCCGTGGGTATCCATGTCTGCGTCGAACAAGCCCCGCCGCTTCTTCCGGTCAACGGTATCTGAGCTTCTGGACAGTGACCCTATCCACATAGGCTCCAGTGCCGCCAGCTCCGCAGCGTACGAATATGGTGTGCCCTTCTCGAAGGACTTGCTGCTATTCTCGGCGGGGTACCAAGCCCTGATTCCCGCCGGTAACGTAGCAATCACCCCGAGGACGGCACAGGCTGTCGTGACCTCAA